TGCCAGGAATGACATTTCGTCATAACTGTCGTTACCCTTCCCTATTGCCAGTAAATCATTGAGGGATGGCTTATCAGGAATGCGGATAACATTCGGCGTTCGGGCAAAAATACCCACACGTGGAAGCTTATGCAGACGTAAATCAAGATTGGTTGCCACCCTGCAACCGGAAACAATTTTATCCTGAATTTTACCCACGGCAACGAGCGTTTTACCTGCCCCGAGTTTTCCCGTAACGACATACACGGCCATTATGATTTATTCCAGTCAAGATAACCGATAATCCGGTCTTTAACGTCAAATATAAATATCGCAGCCTTTAATGAGAATACGGCATATAAACACGGCATTGCATTTGACGGAATGACATACGATACTGCCTCCGCTATTTCGGCTGGTAACGTTGCAACAAGGTCGGTCAGGTAAGAAACCAGTAACTGATTAAGACCGATAACGAGCGCAAGAAAAAGCGATATTGCAAGGGCAATTCTGGCAATACCCAGCGTAAAAAATTTAGCAAGATAGCCAATTAACGCTCCTGCCAGCCATCCCAGAAAACGGGCGAGTAACGGTAAACCCAGAAATGCAGGCATAATTAATCCTTCCCTTTTCTTAAAATTCCGGCAAAGGAATCGTAGACAGTGACAAACGTCCAGAAATAAAGAATGAACGCAAACACGGATTTAAACATATCAATATATTTACAATCTATTGTGAACTGATATGCCTCACCCGCAGCAAACACAAAAGGAACACACTGTTTTGCGGTCGGTAATGAAGGAAATAACTTTCCTCCGGTAAAGTTCTCGAGCAGCGGCGAGCTGTCACCTGAACCAATCTTCTGCATATCAGACGCTGCGCCGGAGAACTCCGGCGAAACTGGCGTACCATTACCAAGCAATCCCCCGATGCTGTCAGACAGACCTTTTACTGCATCCGTCAGCGTCTGAACCGGGCCATCAAGCATTGATGTCACATCCGACTGTATTGCTGAAGAATCAAAATCCTCTGTCATGGCCTCCCTGTTAGCTCTGGCCATGCGGTCATAATCAAAATTACCGCTCCCGGTACCATCTCCATCACCGTCACCATCTCCATCTCCATCACCGTCGCCATCTCCACCGCCGTCGCCATCTCCACCGCCATCGCCATCTCCACCGCCATCGCCATCTCCACCGCCATCGCCGTCTCCACCGCCATCGCCGTCTCCACCGCCATTAACAGGAGGCTGAGGAAGCTCCGAAGATTGCCCCTGATATTTGCAAACAAATGGTTTTTCATTAAATCCGGAATGATTTGCGCAATCGCGGAATTTTCCATTCCAGAATAAATCGTACATTGTTCTGGACGATACCGGAGAATACTGGAATTTAGTGACAACGGGATCCGTGCCGGAGGAAACCGTTCCGGTATATACCGTTAATGCCCCCTGCCTGTTAACAAATCTGTTTCCCTGAAATAACCATGTATTATATGGTTGTTCATCATACAGCACAGGATTAGGGTTATTCGGATTTTGTTCAGTGCCGGGCGGATAAGTACCATCCAGAGGATTAACATACGTATTACCGGGCAAAGGTTCCGTTCCCCAGTCACCATCACCACTGCCATCGCCATCACCTTCCGGAATAGCCACGCCTGCGGGTTTCCATGTGCCGAAACACTGATTTTCATCCCCGGTACAAACAACTATTCCTGTTGCCCTCCATAGACACCCTTCAAAATTAGCAAAACGATCCAGCGTCTTATCGTCTTTCCAGACATTCGTCATTGAACCTTCAAATGCTGGTCTGGCAAGACATTCAATATCAGTGGCAGCATTAACAAAAAAAGATGCCGAGAGTAATAAAAAGAGTAATTTTTTCATTATTGCTGCCTTAAAGGGGGCGGATAAGCCCCCGCAGTTAAATAATTAAGAGGCGCGGCTCACAAACTTTTTAAACAGTTTAATGCCCACGGTTGCACCGACAACCAGAACGACAAGCCCCCATGCATAACCGGACATTTCAGTCGCCTGAGTACCAAGTGATTCAAATGCCGCTTTAGCCTGTGAAGTTACATCATCAGCAGCTAAAGCAGAAAACCCGGTGAGAAGCGTTGAAGCTGCGGCGACTTTTGCAATTAACGTTTTTTTCATGTTGAAACCTCTGCAAATTTCTTGAAGACAAGGATTGAATGAGCTAATACCCATCCAAGACAATAGGCAGCAAAGAAATATGATAAATCATTCATCTCTGACCACCTCCTATAACGCCAAGGCCAAAGCAAATAACAAGCCCGGCGTTAAAGATAAGCTGACAAATCGACTGTAATTCTCCCTCCATAAAAGAGCCTTTATTTAGATACATCTTGATAAGGAACAAGAAGGATTTTACCTACCCTCAGTTTCTGGAAATCACCGACATAAATACTGGATTCATGCAGGGAGTACAGACCCGCCGGATAAGGTGGCTGTCCATTCTCAAGATTTATCTTGAACATTTGCGGATAATCCCCGCCAAGAAAGATATAAGCAGATTGCTCGGAGATTGTGTATGGTTTCCCCGTTGACTTTGAAACGCCAGAACGGGTATCTGCAATTGCCTGTGAAGGTTTAATTTCAATCTTAATCATGTTAATTGTTTCCTGTTAAGCTACGCGTAAGTGAGTGGGTTTTATATACCAGTCCGGAATAATGCATTTTGATACGTGGATCTCTCGTATTTCCTTAACGATAACGGGTGAAAATTTAGCGACATTACAGCGCTGAGCAATATCAATACCAATTTTACGAAGCCTTGCACGGTGTGTTTGCACCGCCTTCTTATTCAAATCAAAGTTATGACCATGGAACCACTGAATGGCATACATCGCGGTTGTATTTGCGGCGCGGGTGGTATCAACAACCCCGCGACTGATTAAGTGTTCGCTGATAGTTTCAAAGTCCATAGCGTTTACCGATAGTTTTTTGTCAAGATTAAGAAATTCATCATGCAATTTAGTCAGCATCGAGTAGTCAGAGAGCCCCCAGTATATAAGGGAGTGCTTTTGCAGAAAGCGGGATTTCAATTTTTGCTCAAACCGGACTATTCCGTTTTCTTTACAGTAATTAATAATATCTAAAATGTAATTGTATTCAGCTGAATCTTCGAAAAACTTGTTCTTTATTTTAGTCAGGCTATGAAGTTCAAGCTCATGAGCCTTGTTATAAACCGTAGGGTAAATTAAATTAACGTTCCCCTTTTTAGACAGCCAGTCTACTGACTTACCATTAGAATGAAGCCGGGGAATACTGTTGCGGTAAGGCTGGGTTGACAGTGCCGAAATATAATCATCTTCATTCCCCTTCCCCACAACAATATTAGAGGTAATGTGCAGTTCCCTGATGATGGCACCATCAGAAATCATATGCGCCTTTTCATTTTCCTTTGACTGACCGAACAGTATTTTTGTGCATCTGGTAAATCCGGGGAGCCCCAGCCCTGCCAGAATCTGGTTGTACACGGACACGCAGGCATCAACAGAAGTCAGACCAAACAGGTTATCAAGACGGCCCCAGCGCGACGGGTTTCCTGACATTTTGAGAACAGAGCCACGTATCGAGATCGACACCACATCGCAAAAAGATCCGCGGTGCTGGAAAACTGGCTGAGACAGGCCGCTGGCTTCACCACTTTCAAGATGGATGCGCTGATAGGCAACGTCACTCAAAATCGGAAGCTGATAGCCAAAATCTTGTTCAATGCTTAGCCAGTCAAAAAACATGATATCCATGTATGCAAGAATATTTGAATACTTTATACACCTGAGCATCCATGCATACAAGAAGCCATATCAATTTTTATGCAATGTAACTAACATGCATGGAAACAAGCGTCAGAAAAGGCTAGGAAAATGGCTGAAAAAAAGTACACCTCCATTCGAGTACCTGAAGAGAGAAAGATGGAGCTCGAGCGAGCTGCTATCGAAGTAAGCTATGCGACCGGAAAAATGGTCAAGTGGACAGATTTGGTGTTCTATCTGATGGATGAATACCTGAAAGAAGCAGTGCGGGACATGAAAGCATCAACAAAAAATGCGCCATCAGGATTCGAAAAAAAGTAAAAATACCGTAGGAATGTACGGTAAAGTTCGGGTGTCACAGAACCCCGAACCGCTTCGCGGCCCAAAAAGCAGGCAGGCATATGCTACATCCATGCGACACGCCTGCCATTAAGTGGCCTAGGCTACGAGATAATCCGACAGCATAAGAACGAACAAGGGGCTAAAGGTTGCTACCAGATTATCCTTTAACACCCTGAGCAACGGATACAAATCATCGTCAACGGGCAACGTCACCATGAAAACGGAAAACGCCTCTATGGCGTCCTGATGGGTTTTCAGGGTATTGTACAAAACGGTACTGCGGTCAAAATCACTCATATGAATCTCGAAATAAGGCTTATGTGATGCAAAGAAAAGGAGCGGCAACTCCTGCGTTCTGCGGTACCACTAAAGGCCAGTGCCGCTAGACATTGGTATAGTGTCATGTGAAAGGATTTTGACGTATCTGACAAATACGAAATAAAAGCCGAAGGCCGGAAGGTGGTGCGCACAATGACGTTATGCTAAAGAGGCCGCTGCGGGAGAGATTTTCGCAGCGGCCTTTTCAACATAACGATTCGCACATTATGCGCACCATTGATGTAGTAGCTAAATTGAGATGTCCGTCTCTGACCAAATAGACATGTCCGCGCTACAGTCTCACCACAGCGATCACTGCTTTCAAAGGATGAGACTCATGACGGCATACGGAACGGAGTTTTTC